CTGCGACCGCTCAACAGCCCTTTGCCCCTGGAACAATAATTGTTTTTGGCCAAACTGCTGCGCCAACCGGATGGACCAAGATTACCACCTACGATAATGCCGCCTTGAGGATTGTAAGTGGTTCTGCCACCAGTGGTGGTTCCGTAGATTTTACCACGGCCTTTGCTTCGCAAGCTGTGTCAGGCTCCATCGGGAACACCACGGATACCGGCACTGTTGGAAGCACAACGCTTACAACCGCTCAAATACCAAGCCACACGCACACTGTAGTTGTTCCCGGTAGTGGTGGGTGTGGTAGTAATGGGCGATATGTCGGTGATTCAGCCACAATCAATACAGGAGCAACAGGCGGCGGCGGGTCTCACAATCACTCATTGACCATGAACGCTCACAATCACACGTTTACTGGTACGGCGATCAATCTTGCCGTGAAATATGTAGATGTGATCTTCGCTTCAAAGGATTGATATAATGAAATTTGAACCAAAATCAAATTGCCCATTAAATAATTTTGAACCATGCAAGCAACTTGATTGCGCCTGGTTTATTCAGGTGCGTGGAACCAATCCAAATACCGGCAAGGAAGTGGATGAATGGGCCTGCGCTATGGCGTGGATGCCAATTCTCTTAATTGAGAACAGCCAGCAGCAAAGGCAGACTGGCGCTGCTGTTGAATCATTTAGAAATGAAATGGTTCGTGCTAATGAAACCAGCCAACAAGTTTTGTTGGCAACTGCCAGCATCACAACACCCAAGCTTATTGGAGGCATCCAATGAAATTCACTTTAATCATCCCTGATAAATCCATGGCTATTGATGGCGAGGGATTTTTAATTGATGCTTCTCCCGCGCCTTCTGGCCTTCATGCCGTGCAATGGTATGAAACCTGGGGCGAGGAAGAATGGGCGGACAATCGTGGTCAAATGGTTCGTAATGAAAACATTTCTTCATTCAAAGCTCATCAGTGGGCTATTGACGCCTGGAATGTAGCAAAAGCTGCCGCCCAAGCTGAAGAAATGGCAAGGCAACAAGCTGCCCAATCTGGCGGCACTGGCGCTGGCCCCACCGTAATCTGATGTTGCAGATCAAGACCATCACGCTTGGCAAGCTATCAGGGTCTATCTATGATTTCCCTGATGTCGGTAATGCGTTGCCAATGCACTCGCATGGCGAAGCCGATGTGCATATCACTGTGGTGGCGCGTGGCAGCTTCAGGGTGCATGGCACCGGGTGGGAGCGGGTTCTGAGTGCGGGTGATGTTGCCGACTGGCAGCCGAATGACCCGCATGAATTTATCGCGCTGGAAGAAAATTCTCGTATTGTGAACATCATCAAGGGTTGAAAAAATGAAACTTGAACTCACCATCAACGAAGTCAACATGATCCTGCAAGCGTTGGGCAATTCGCCATACGCGCAGGTCTTTGAACTCGTAGAAAAAATCCGCACTCAAGCTCAGGCGCAGGTGCAAAGCACGGAGATAGAAAATGAATAATACCTACGCCTGGGTCATTGAGGCGATGGACTGCAAGCCGCAAGAGGACGGCCAGACCGATGTGGTAATCACCGTGCACTGGCGCCTGAACGGCACTGACGGCCAGTACAGCGGCACTGTCTACAGTACGGTTGGTCTGACCTACACAGCAGGTTCCCCGTTCACGCCGTATGCCGACTTGACGCAGGATCAGGTTATTGGCTGGGTGCAGGATGCGCTTGGCCAAGATCAGGTGATTTCACTTGAGGCCAATGTGGCGGCTCAAATTGAAGCGCAGATCAATCCGCCTATTGTAACGCCGCCGCTGCCTTGGGGCTGACTTCATAAACATTGGTAGTGCCTGATGGAGATGCCCAAACTTACTCCTGTCGTTCAATTTCTCACGGCCAGCTTTGCGTTGGCCGTGGGAGGCTACACGGCTGGGGAGAAATTCGGCTGGTTCAAGAATGAGATCATCGCTTGGGCGCCAGAGCATTTCAGAATTGTTGACGCCAAGATTGGCCAGCCAGTGGTTGTGACTGTGGCCCGTATCAAGAAACGCGACGACTGCTCAGTCGAGGACTTCAAGGTTACGATCCGCGACAGTGCCAGCGTCATCCATGAAGCCACACCCAGCATGTCCCGCTTCACCGGGCCGGCTGGCCCCGAGATCGACACCTTCACCTACATGCTTGATGTTGCAGACAAAGACACCATTGCTCCCGGTAGGGCAACCCTGCTGGCAACGATCCGCTACAAGTGCCCCGAAGGTGAACGCATCGTAACCTACCCTCGTCACCCCAACCTCACATTCGTATTGGAGCGGTAGATGGACGCAATCCTCAATCTTGTCCGCACTGTGGCGCCGGCATTGGCGTCGGCCGTCGGCGGCCCGCTGGCTGGCATGGCCGTGCGGACGATTTCCGAGGCGCTGCTGGGCAAGCCAGACGGCACCGAGGATGAACTGGCGCAGGCGGCGGCCAAGGCCACACCGGAGCAGCTCCTAGCGCTAAAGCGGGCCGAGCAGGACTTCGCGGTCAAAATGCGCGAGTTGGACATAGACCTTGAGCGCATTGCTAGCGCAGACCGCGGCAGCGCCCGCGATCGGGAAGTCGCCACGAAAGACTGGACGCCGCGAATTTTGGCGGGGCTGATTACGGGCGGCTATTTCGGTGTGCTGTTCTACATGCTCCGAAATGGCCTGCCGCAGCATGGCGGGTCTGAGGCTATGTTGGTCATGCTTGGCACCCTAGGGACGGCCTGGGGCGGCGTTGTGGCCTATTATTTTGGCTCTTCTGCGGGCTCTAAAGCCAAGGATGAAGCCCTGCGCAGGAATGGAAACAAATGAGCGAATTGTTCCCCAAGGTTCTCAAGTCTGTCCTGAAGCACGAGGGGCTTTGGAGCGACCACAAGGATGATCCAGGCGGCGCGACCATGAAGGGGGTGACGCTCAAAACGTACTCCGACTGGCTCGGGCGGCCGGCAAGTAAGGATGAATTGCGGAACATCCCAGACGAACACCTGGAGGCCCTCTACAGCAAAGGGTATTGGGCCAAGATCCGCGGGGATGAGGTGGCCGCCATATCACCCGGTTTGGCGTCTTGCATGTTTGATTTTGCCGTCAATTCTGGCCCAGGCCGGGCGGCAAAGGCTCTTCAAAGCCTCTGTGGGGCGGTGACTGACGGAGCAATTGGGGCCAACACGCTTGCGCAGGCGAAGGCCTGGGTGCAGCTCATGGGCCAGCAGAGTGCCATAGACGCCTACCAAGCCTACCGGCAACACTATCTTGAGAGCCTAAGCACTTTTGAGACTTTTGGCCGGGGCTGGACCCGGCGCGTTGCGGAAGTGCGAGAAGAGGCCCTCAAATTGTCAGAAGGTGCCTGAATATTCCCGGTAGTAAATTCCCTTGCCTTAGGTATGAGGCAGGGGCTATATTTGAAAAACGGCGCAAGCTGAAGCAGCTGCGGAGAGTAAATCCGGCGGAGTCAGCATGGCGTATGTAATGACCTACGACAGTTTGCTGGTCGATCTGCGGCGTTATCTTGAGCGTGGCTTTACGCAGGAAAGCGACCAGATTGTCTACGACCAGTTGCCTCGCCTGATCACATTAGGCGAGCGCCGAATTGCGCGCGAGTTGAAGATCCAGGGCTTTATTCGGGCCATACAGACGCCGCTTCAGATTGGCGTTGCGGTCTACTTGAAGCCAGATCGGTGGCGCGACACTGTCAGCATGACGCTTAATGGCGTGCCGATTTTCGCGCGCGCCTATGAGTATTGCCGCAATTACTGGCCGAATGAGGTGGAGACTGGCACCCCACAGTTTTATGCTGACTATGACTTCCAGAACTGGCTGCTTGTGCCGACGCCTGACGCGGCAAGCACTCTGGAGATTTTGTATTACGAGCAGCCTGCGCTGTTGGGTGAAGAGTTTCAGACGAATTGGCTGACGGAATATGCGCCTGATTTGTTGCTTTATGCGGCGCTGTTGGAAGCGACGCCATTCTTGAAGAGCGACGAGCGCATGCAGACGTGGCAGGCTTTGTACGACAGGGCGGCCCAGGCAATTAGCGGCGAGGATTTGAAACGCATCATGGATCGCAGCGCCAACAGGAGTGAAGCCTGATGCCTATCTACACTGACGTTTTTGGTGGCGCTAATATCTACCCGAGTGAAATCAGCTACAGCTCGATTGCGCTTTCTGTTGATGTGACGCTGAGCTGGCCGGAAGAGACTTCCACCAATACCAATCTGGCGACCAGGATTATTGATGTCACGCCGGCAACCTCTGGCCTAAGTGTCATTTTGCCGGCTGCCAATAAGACTGGCACTGGCAATACGATCCTATTCAATAACCGCGGCGGGAGCACCTTCACGGTCAAGAATGCCGTTGGCACGCAGGTCGTCACGATTGCGGCCGGCGAGCTCTGGCAGGTTTATGTCGCCAGCAACACGACGGCGGCAGGAACTTGGCGGTCTTTGCAGTATGGCGCGGCGGCGAGTGTCGCAAATGCCTCTGCTCTGGCCGGCAATGGGATTGTCGCAGTTGGCACTCTTCTCAGTCAGTCTGTTCCGGTCACGACTTTCAGTAGCAACTACACGTCTGGCATTGCTGACCGCGCGCTCATGTATAATTGGACCGGCGCGGGTGGCGTGCTTACGCTGCCAGACACTTCAGTGGTGGGGAATAATTGGTTTCTCTACCTGCGCAATTCAGGCACGGGCGCTATTGTGGCCACTCCGCCCGGTATTATCACGATTGATGGCTCTGCGACGCTCAGTTTCCAGCCGGATGAGTCGGCCATTATTGTTTCGGATGGCGCCAATTTCCACACCATTGGATTTGGGCAATCTGCAATTTTTGCGTTTGATTATACGGTCATTAGTGTTGCCGGAACTGGCACTTACACCCTGACAGGGTCTGAGCTTAATCGGATTGCGTACCGATTTAGTGGTGTTTTAACTGGCAATCGCATTGTCGTCGTTCCGGCGACCATTCAGCAGTATTGGGTCGATAATCAGACGACTGGCGCATTTACGTTGACAATTGCGCCATCTGGTGGCGGCACCAGCGTTAGTATTTCTCAGGGTTCTCGTTCTATCTTATATTGCGATGGCACTGACGTTCTTGAGGCAGACACTGCAGGCGTGTCTTTCCCGATTACTGTTGGCCAGGGCGGCACGAACGCCACCACGGCGAGCGGCGCACGCATTAACCTAGGCGGCACTTCGACTGGCATCGCGTTGTTTACGGCCGCCAGCCAGGCTTCGGCTTGGGCTGCCTTGGGTATTGCGCAGGCCGGCAATATTGATGGTGGCGCGTTCTGATGAAGACAACGACTGTCGTCCTCAAGTCTACGCCTGGCATTAAGCGAGACGGTACGCGCTTTGAGGGCGACAATTATGTTGACGGCCAGTGGGTGCGGTGGCAGCGCGCGTTGCCCCGCAAGATCGGCGGCTATCGTTCGGTTCAGAAATATCTGAGCGAAATCAGCCGCGGCTTG